TACAGGCTGTCCCCGATACTGGCAACCGCGTTGGATGTGGTTGCAGGCGATTTGGGTGCGTCAAAATTCCAAGTCAAGCGCATGGTTGGCGAGGAGGAAAGGGACATACCCAACCACCCGTTTGAATTGCTCTTACGAAATCCAAACCCGCTTGACAGCGGTATGGAACTAATGAGGGACACTGTTATCAATTACAAATTGAACGGCAATTCCGTATGGTGGATGAATAAGGCCAGCAGGTATGCTGTGATTGAAGAAATATGGCCTATCCCCTATAATATGATAGAGCCTGTACCAGACAAGAGGCTGTATCTTTCGCATTACAACTATCACCCCGGCGGCGGCAAACCCCCCGTCAGGTTTGAGACGTGGGAAATTGTCCACCTCAAAACGTACAACCCCAAAAATAGATTTGTCGGTTTGTCAATGCTCGAATCGCTTGGCGTAACAATCAACGGTGATCTTGCCATGCGTAAGACAAACACAAAAAATTATGCCGAACACAACGGCGCGCCTCCGTCTATTTTGGCGTTCAAGGAATACGTACCCGATGAAGCGTGGGATGATGTAAAAGACGAAAAGCGGCAAGCCGCAAAGAAAAACGAAATGATGATGTTGCGCGGCGTTGGCGATGGCGTGACGTGGATGTCTCGTGCGCTGTCAAACAGGGACAACGAATACATTGCCACGCTGAAACAAAACATGACGGACGTGTTCAACCGTTCCTGCCCCGGCCTGCTTGCGATGCTATCCGAGAACGCAACCGAAGCCAACGCGCTGGCCGCCCGCGCAACCTACAGTGAAAAAACGCTATGGGTTATGATGGAAACGCTTGCGCAGAAGATAACATCCGACTGCCTGCCCGTTTACGGCAGGAAACTAAAAGGCGAATTCGACGACCCGCGCGTGGTGGACAGAAAACTTGAACTTGAAGAGCAGAAGCAGTATACACTTACCCACACAATTGACCAAGTAAACGCGAAATATTATCAGGACGAACCGATTGGCGATGAGCGCGGCGAATTGTTTGTCGCCCAACTAAACGCCACCAGCGGCGGGATACAAAAGCCAGCAGTACAACCGATGAACGAGCAAGAAAATGAATCGGAAGCAGACACCGAAGAGAGCGCGCAGGAAACAAGAGGTGATGACCTGAGCGCAAAGACAATTGATGACCTGATGAAATGGCGCAAAATGGCGTTGCGCGGAAAAGAAAAGGCAAAGGAATTCAAAAGCGACGTGATACCTGCCGAGACCATGAAAGCAATAAAAAGCGCGCTGGATGGAGTACCAGGAAAGGCAGGCATTGCCCATCTGTTTGATGCGGAAATAGAACGCTTCAAGCCGAGGCCCCAACTTGACCCGCTTGTTATCCTGCGTGGGATTGAACTTGGTGTAAGGGCTTTGGAGAAAGGGACTGAATGAAAGATTTACCAGATGCGGTATTTATGGTGATTAAATACGCGGATGAGAACATGATAGAATTGCCGTTGGATTTACGCATTCGCGCCTACATGGCTGGAGCGATAAAAGCGGCAGGGGATTTGGCCGCAATAAACGCGAAATATCACGATGCAATAACGCAAAGTCTGATAAACTATTTTGAGAATGCGCGCGGAAAAAAAAATCAAAAGGCTTTCAAAAATGCCATGATAGACGCGTTTACGTCGGCGTTTGGCTTGGGATGGGCAGACGGCGGGCAACCGTTACCGTTTAGCGCGGAGGCCGTTGAATGGCTGTCTGCAAAGGTGGCGGAAGAGGTTGTGCATATTGACGGCCTGTTTGTAAACGCAAAGGAACTGCGAAAGGAAAAGGACTTCGATTATTTTGCATGGATTACCGAACGGGCAGACGGCTACACCCAAACATTACAGGCGATTTATAACGCGGGCAGGATGTTTGCGCTTAAAAATAAAATGCTTGCGTGGTCGCTTGGTGCAACCGAAAAGCATTGTAAAACGTGCGCCAAACTGGATGGGCAGAGACACCGCGCCGTTTGGTATGTTTCCCGCAATTATATCCCGCGTATGCCCGGCGCGTCTATGGAATGCGGCGGGTATAAATGCGACTGTCATTTATCGGACGATGAAGGAAACGAAATAACCATATAGAACGGAAAAGTTATATATCAGGCTAAAAAATGATTGTAAAATTCATCCCCCGCCGCCTTGACGTTGTAAAACGATACATTTCCGATTTGCCGCGCGGCACAAAGATTCACTTCATGCGCGCATTTGTCAATTATATAATTGGCGATACACGTCACGGCTTGAAGCACGAACCACCAAATAAATTTGTCACGCGGGCGCGGGCCTATGGGCAGGTTTCGCAAGAGAACCCGCCTGCGCCAGCAGGTTATTTTAGTTGGGATCAATTCCGCTATGTCGCCGCGATAACCGAGGGCTTTACAAAGATTTACTCGCGCACTCATACGTTGGCGAGTGCGTGGGAGATGAATCCACAGGAAAGCGATTGGAGAAGGGTGAAAATTTTCAATGAAGCCGACGGCGCGGCGTGGGTGTTTGGCGATAAAACGCAAGCGCGGCAACCCGCCCTTGTTGGCTGGCGGCGGGTATCTGATACCGTTGCGGCAAATCTCGCGGGCGCGTTGCGCGCAGGCATGGCGGCGGTAAAGGCTAATTTGAAACTAAAATGATTTTGTGGTAAGATATATATAATCGAATAGCCTTGCTGTCAGGATAGCGCGAAGCGAAAAGGACAGCAGGGAACACGCAAGGCCTGAAACGGCGCGTATGAATGCGGAACAATCCGCGTTTGTACGCGCTATTTTTATTTTGGAGTTGCACATGGATTTTTACGTGGCAGCAAAGGCAATCGGAGATTGGGAATTGGATGTACTTGCCATCCCGTTTGGTTCGCGGGACAGCGATGGTCAATGGTTTGATGACCGTACAGACATCATGCCCGATGTGTTTGGTACTCCGCTGGCCGTTTACCAGCACGGCGTAAAGCAGGGCGCGCAGGAACTGGACGAGAAGCCGCAGATTATCGGGCGTACTGTCCCTGGGTCATTGCAAAAAATGGTTGATGGCTGGCACGTCCGCATAATACTGGACAAGGCTTTGAAAGTTGCGAAAGATATTATGGACGCCGCATACAAGCAACTTGTGGCAGTTTCATCCGGCAGTATTGCCCATCTTGCCCGGCTTGACGTTGGCGGCAAATTGATACAGTATGAAAAGAACAGAGTTGGCAGGATAGCGGTTTGGCCGCTTGCAGAGATTAGCATTTGGGAACTTGGCAACGGCAATTTACAGCCAGCCAGCCCCCTTGCGATTGCCCTGCCAGTAATGAAAGCGATGTACAGGGATGCGGGAATCGCATTCCCTGATATTGATACTAACGGCGTTACTGAGGCCGATGAGGTAAAGCGACGTACGAAGATCAGGCAATTGCAAATCCAATCGTTAGAAAATTTACGGAGAATCAAAAAATGAAAACGTTATCTGAAATCGGCAAGCGCATTGGCGTTCTTGCCAGCCAGCCCGACCTTACCGAAGATGAGGTCAAGGAACTGGAAGGGTTGAATCTCGAAGCCGCAAAACTGCGCGCCAAAGAAGAAGCCGTCAAAAGTTTGGAAGCCGTGAAAGCGGCAGAGAAGCAAGCCGAACTTGACGAAGAGGCAAAACTGGAAGCCGTCCGCAAGGAAGAACGCGAACGCGTGGAAAAGGAATTTGCCGCAAAGCAACGTCGCCCTGAATTCGACCAGGCTCCCACGCAGACCAAGTACCATGAGACCCGCAAGTACGACCATCTCGACGCGGGCGATACCGCCGTATTGATTGGCGCGTTGAAGTCTGCCAAGAAGGACGTTTCCGCCGCCGCGCTGAATGCCTTGTCCTTGAAACTGGTAGAGGACAAAACCAAGACGGGCGAGGAAGGCCGCTATGCCATGAAAGCCGCAGGTATCAAGGCGGGTGAGATTGATTACTCGACCTCATCCGGCTATGGCGATGAATGGGTAGGCATTGCGTATTCGGGCGCGTTGTGGGAAAGCATCCGCGTCAATACGTTTGTGCTTGGAAAAATCCCGCAGTTGGAAGTCCCGCAGGGAATGGAAAGCATTTACCTGCCGCTGGAATCAACCGACCCTGTTTGGTACAACGTGGCCGAGAACACGACTAACGGCTCGACCGTTGGAAGCCCCGCTCCGACCATCACTTCATCCCGCATTGCCACTGGCCGCCAACTGTTGACCCTCGGCAAACTCGGAGCGCGTGTTACCTGGTCGGGTGAGATGGAAGAGTCAAGCCTCATTCCGTTTGCCGCGCAGGTGCGCCAGCAACTGGCCGTGAGTGGTGCTGAGTACTTGGAAAGCGCCATCATTGACGGCGATACCGAAACCACCGACAGCACGAACATCAATAACATCGGCGGCGCGGAAGTGACTGGCGGGCATTACCTGATTTTTGACGGCCTTCGCAAATCCTGCCTTGTGACCACGACTGCCAACAGCCGCGCGGGTGGAACGCTTGACGTTGACGACTTCCTCGAGACCGCCAAATTGATGGGCGGCGCGGGCATCAATGCGCTGGATACCAGCAAGGTGTCCTTCATCATCGACCCGAACGTCAACTGGAAATTCATTTCCCTGCCGCAGTTCCTCACCCGTGATGTAAGCGGTAACCCGACCCTTGAAGGCGGAAAACTTTCGCAGATTTGGGGCTACGGCGTGAATGTAAGCGGCGCGATGCACTTCATGTCATCCGTCCGCAAGGCCAACAGCGCGGGCAAGGTTGACACGACCACCCCGGAAAACAACCTATACGGCGCGATTTTGGCCGTCCGTTGGGATCAATGGAAATTCGGCTGGCGCAGGCGAATGACGATGGAAACGACCCGCTTTGCAAATAGCGACACAAACGAAATTGTCGCCATGATGCGGATTGGTTTGAAACAGCGTGACACCGAGGCTTCCGCCATCACCTATGGCGTAACAGTGTAAATCCTGATATGACAGCCTGATGAGATTGGCGAGCAACGTAGTTCACGCCATCCGCCAATCTCGGAGGCAAAAGGAGAATTTCAAATGGCTGCAACTTATATCGTAAGACAAGGAAAAAATTCATCCGCTGTTATTTTTGGAAGCGGGAATTCATCCTACCCAACCGCCCTTGAAGGTTCCAGCGCGAACGGTCTCGGATTTTGGATGACATCGGCGGAAACGGGAAGCGATATTCGAGGTATTTATGACCGCCTGTATTTGACAACCGCCGCCGCAAGCGGGGAGGCGTTACGGGCGTTTACCTCAATTCAGAACGTTATCGCATCGCAGGCACACGGCGCGCATATTTCGCTTTCGTTTGGCACATCCGGTTCGATGAGCGGTTCGGGTATTGCAACCCGTTCCACCCTGCACATGCCCTCGACCGCCCTCCCCGCTTCCAACGTGACTTACAGCGCGGTACAGGCGGAGATTTACTCGGACGCGGCAACCAGCGACCCAACAGGCAATTTGATTAGTTTCTTCCGCGCGGTCAACGGCGGCGACGAAACCGGCGGCGCAGATGTGGATGATGACGTAGCCCTGTTCGATATTTCGGGTGTAACCATTGCATCCGGAAACATGGTAGCCGCTTCTACAACCGAGGCGAATTACTCGCATTCTGTCCGCGTCCGTATCAATGGCACGAATTACTACATGATGCTTGCCAGTGCGGAAGGCTAAAACGGATGAGCAGGGAAGAAGCCGAAAAGCGATTACAACAACTGCGCCAGGCGCGTGACGAATTGCTGGCGCAATTGAACGCGGTACAAGGAGTCATTACCGAATATGAAAAAGTGATACTCCCCGCCCTGCAAACGAATGAGGTGAAAGAATGAAACAGGTTATCCTGAAACTAACCACAGGCGCGGCAGACGGCGCGGCCAGCACGGAGGCGGCGGAAGTCGTTATCGGCAAACTCTACGCTATTTTGTACGTGCCTGGAAACATTGACACAGGCGCGACCTTAACCGTAACCTGTACCGACTTTCAGACCGCCGCAAAGCCATTACTGACAAAGGCAAGCGCGGGAACATCGAATGCGTGGTTCTACCCGCGCGACATCGTTCATGCCGTCGCTGATGGCGCGGCATTGACCGGCACAGCGGGCGGCGACAGGGCATTGCCAATTTTGAACGGCAGACCCAAAGCCGTCATTGCCAGCGGCGACAACAGCAAGACGGGTTACTGCATTCTGTATTATGAGGCGTAATTGACCATCACCAACGGGTACGCGACGCTCAATGAATACAAAGCCTGGATTGCCGCGCGCGGGCTGGCGGGTTCTGTCGGCACAGATGCAAGCGATGATACCGTTATCGAATTGCTGATTGAGTCTGTCAGTCGGTATATAGACCGTGAGGCCGGGCGCAAGTTCTGGAAAGATTCGGCGGACGTTACGCGCTATTTTCAGGCGAAAGACAATTACACGGTTTTTGTCGGCGACCTTGCCGCCGCGCCGACAACGGTATCCGTTGACCTGCTGAATGACAGGGATTATACAGACCTCGCCGCAACGGATGTATATGAACTATCCCCCGCAAACGCCGCCGCCGATGGAATGCCATACCGCTACATAAACATCATCGAAACAAGCGGGTATTACTTTACGACTTCGCGTCGCGGCGTGAAAGTGGTTGCAAAATTTGGCTTTCCGTCCGTTCCAATGGACATCAAGGAAGCCTGCTTGTCCACCGTACAGGCCATTAATGGATTGAGAAGCGGGCAGGCGTCAAACGGAAAAATCACAGTCACGGCGGCAGGCATTGTTATCAGGCCGGAAGAAGTGCCGATCTTCGCGCTGGGTATTATCAAGAAGTACAGGTCAATGGTATGACCGTATCACTGAAACTCGCCAACGTTGCAGATGCAATCGCGGCCATTTCAATTTCTGGCGTGACCGTGAAAGACAAAGACCAGATTGTTGGAAATTGGGAGGCTGTGCAAAACGTTTTGTATCCCAACCCCAACGGCTGGATTACTGGCTTCAAAATTGAATACGCAACAGTGATGCAGGGCGCAACCGCTCCGATGGATATTTACTACACCCTGAATTACCGCTTTTTGAGTGTGCAGGTTGGCGATATTAGTACGTTTCCCGCCAGTTATTCGGCATTGGTTGACAAATTGATTTTGATTATTAACGCAATCATAGCCACCCCCGCGCCCTACGCTGGAAACGTGGAAATGACCATCACAGATGTGGCAATCGGGCCACGCACAGACCCGGCAGGCAATAACTATTTCGGCGCAGACTTCTCGGTCAACATCATGGAGCGACAATGATTGTAAAAGTTACACACCCGTTTGAGGAATATCAGGCAGGGCTGATTTACGACATGCCGGACGAAAAGGCAAAAGAGGCGATTGAAAAGGAATTTGCCGCCGAAGTCAAGCAGAAGGAACAAAAGAAGGTAAAGCATGACAACTGGAAGAACAACCCTGGATAAATGCCGCGTCTATATTGACGGCTACGACCTGAGCGGGTACACCCGTTCTTTTGGCCCGCTTGCCTGTACGTTTGACGAAGGGATTGACGACGCCATAAACAAGCAGGTTAAGGGAGTTTTACCCGGCAATGCAACGGTTGGCATGGGCGCGCTGAATGGTATTTTCGACAACACCGCCACAAGCGGTATTCATGCCCTGCTTGCCTCCCCTGCTGTAAAGCGGACGGTATTGATCGCGGTAGGTATTCAGGCCGCGCCCGCAAACAATGACCCCGCTTTTTGCGGACAGTTCCAGCAGGGCGACTACATGATTGGCGGCGATGATAATCCAGTAACGGCGACAATCCAATTTGCAAACACCGCAAGCGGCGGGAGCAACCTGAATTATGCCAACCCCTGGGGCGCATTGATTCACGCTCTCGCGGCGGCAACAGCGGCAAACTCGGCAACTGGACTGGATCAACTCGCGGCCAGCACTCACGGCGGGTATATGTGCTATCAGGTGACGGCGGGCAACGGAACGGCGGCAATCAAGGTACAGGACGCAGAAGCCAATGAGGATGGAAGTTTTGGCGATCTGCTTTCATCCGGTGTGATTACGTGCGGCGAGGGTGTGTCTGGGATTGTTTCACTTGCCCCGACCGCAAGCGTTAAAAGGTATGTCCGATGGCAAATTGCGCTTGGTACGGCAACATCCGTAACATTCGCTTTGGCGTTTTGCAGAAGTTATATATAGGAGATAAAAAATGGCAACAGGTAGATTTTCACCAAGATTTAGCAAATTTCAAATTGAGGACACGGACGGGGTATTGCGCGATATCCCCATATCTTCGTGGGGAACGGTTGGGTTGACCTATGATGAACTTGACGTGAGTTCATTGCAGGAAGTTGTTAAGGCCTTCCTTTCAGGGCAGGCAACTTTCAGCATGACCATTTCCGGCCCGTTCGATAATTCAGACGCCGCTGCCGCTTCCGCCTCGGGCAACGTGGCCGCCTTGTCCGGGTCGCATACCGTTTTGCAGCCGTTGAATGGCGGGCTTACCCCGCGCGCCTTCGGTTGTTATTTCGGCGTGCTAACCTACTGGACAACTGGCGATCCTGTTTTCGGCGCAGACAATTCCGTCATTGTGACCGACTACACATTTGACCCAGGCGCAGGAACTTACTCATGCAAAATTGCCCACGTAAGCGGCGGGACTGCCCCGTCGTGGGGAACGAGCGCAATCACAGTGGCGTAATGCCGGAAAGTAGACAGGATGTCAAGGACAATCAATATTAATTTGAGCGCGTGGAAGGGGACGGTTGAAATCTTTGACCGTCTTCATCTTTCGCAGGTGGAACTCGTCGAAGGGGCCTTGCTGGATGAAGGCGAACAGGTAAAGAACATCCCCGAAAGCGGGCGGATTAGATTTACCCAACTGGACAAGCCAAAACTTCCCGCCCTGCTTGCATGTGTGGAAAAATGGAGCTTGTCGGACTTCCCCGACTCCGTAACGGTTGACACCTTCCCGATGACGCCGCGCAAGGCCGCGCACGAATTAATTGAAACGATATTCGATGAAATCCGCAAAGTATTTAACGGAGAATTACAAGTCCCAAACGGGTGATGGCGGACGCCTACGCACACGCGCAGGATACCCGCCATTACTCGAAAGAGATTGCACTGCTTCACAAGGTTGACCGCTTCGGCATTGAAGCGATTTTGGGACGCCGAATATTGTACTATGGCGAAATAAACGCCATGATAACTGCTGAAAATATCTGCCTCGTTTATTCATCCCGCGCCCAGTCCTCCAACTGGGCGCAATGGGAAAAGGATAACGAGGACGCATCGAAATTACTAAAAGAGGCGATGAAATGCCACTCACAGGCGCAGGCGTAAAGGGAACTAGCGCGAGGGTCGAATTAGAAGCGTATATGGATGACGGCCAATTCGCAAAGAAAATGGCCGACATGAACGCGCGCCTTGATTCAATGTCCGATAACGCAAAGCGCAACGCAAAACTGGCGGAGGATTACGGCAAAAAGACATCAATGTCATTTACCGACATCCGCTCCGCTTATATGATGGTGCTTGACGTAATCAGGGCGGGGAAAGCAGTTTGGGAATTTGCGGAAGAGGGCGCGCAGATGGGGCGCTTGACGGATGCGGGCTATGAAATGGCGCAACAGTACGGAAGCAATATGGATGAGGTTATATCCAAAGTCAAAGAGGCGTCATTAGGGACGGTCTCTGAAATGGATATTATCTCCAGCGCAAACAAATCCATGATGCTTGGCGTTACGGCAGATGCCGACAAAATGGCAAACCTGATGGAAGTCGCCGCCTTTCGCGGGCGGGCTATGGGTGTATCCACGACGAAAGCATTCGACGATATTGTGCGTGGTATTGGCCGTGCAAGCCCGCTCATTCTCGATAACCTCGGCATTATGATTAATGCGAAGGAAACATACGACAAATACGCGGAAAGCATCGGTAAATCAAGAAGTGAATTAACAAAGTCTGAAAAGACGCAAGCCCTGCTTAATGCCGTGCTGGAAGAGGGAAATACCATGCTGGACAAGGCGGGCGGGCTTGCGCTGGACAATGCGGGAAAGGTTGAAAAACTCGATGCGTCCTGGCAGAATTTCCTAAACAACCGCAAAGAAGGAATGGCCGACGCTACAGGCGATTTTGCTGAATATGTGACAAGTTCAATAGAGGGATGGGATGCACTATTCAGCCACATGGAGGAAGAAAGCGAAATAAATAAACGCGCGCAGGAAATG